TCTGCCTACCACTGATTGCAAATCAGGGCCTGGGCCTGTATTAGGGAGAGAGGTTCCGAGAGTCAAACAAAATTTGACCCAACTAGGAATTGAACACCCCTTGTAGTAGTAAGACTGCAATACTTCTGCAGCCCTCCCAAATCCGCATTTTTTAGTTGAACTACGTTGTCCAACGAATGCACTGGTGGTGAGACATAATAGAACAAAGTACTTAGCTACTTGATCATTAGTCACATAACAGATAGCAGATCGGAATCCTTCTCCTTCTCTGTAAAATTCTTCGTCTTGATGAATGGATTTAAATATATCATCTATATTTATATCCCTTAAATCACCGTTTGGTGCTATTAAGTCTACCATCAATATTGAATCATCTGAATGGCCTTCTCCTCTGACCACACAGTTAGGGAAGTACCTTTTGAAAATTTCGGATACCCAGAACAACCCCACTGCAGTTCCATAGGAACCAGCAAAGTTGTATACTCCGAGAGTAAACCCTGGAATCTTGTTATAGAATTCATTCTGTAAAATAGGTTCTATATTCTTCAAGTCCTTTCCAAATTCAATATCTCTCTCGATATATTCTTTGGCAATGACTTTTAGATCTACATACTTCTTGAATGCTGCAAATTTTGAGAATTTGAACACATCTGAATCAGTTTCACCAACTGGGCACCCAGCTTGAACCCACTTAGAGTAGTGTTTGTAGACAGCCTTCGGCAGGAGAATAATTCTCTTTTTCAAGGCTTCAAAACAGTCTAAGATAAAAGCACACATGTTTTTGCTAAAGTAACCTGCATGGTACAAAGCTACAGTTTGGAATATTAAGGCGTCAATCGCATACATATCTCCATACTTAGTTTGGTCCATAGTCATCATAAAAATTTCGGCTATTGTAGATAACACTTTTTCAATGTCTTCTTCCAATTCCCTGAATTTCTCGTCCCCCCTGCTAGTTATGAAATCAAACTGGCTGTTTCTCAAGATTTGCCAGTACAAATTGTCGGCTAGTGAATTTTTACACTGAGCATCGTACATTTGTACATAAAACAATCTTTTGTCCATTCCTTTCTGCTCCTTCACTTTGAGAGTTAGAATAGTTGTTGCAGACCCCTTTATCATCATAAAGTACGCTTGCTCACCCCATGTCACATCCATAGCTCGAAACTCATCAGTTGTCAAGTCTTTTGGGATATAACCATGTTCTTTCAACAATGCGAAATTATCATCACTTGTTGCCATATCTATAAACTGCGCAGCTATTATTTTCTGTGTTTCGTTTAATTCTCTCGAATGGAACCCAAAGTTATTGTTCGGCTTTGCTTCCAGTATACATTTGTCTTTGTTCGCCATGTGATCATACAAAGTTGTTTTACTAGTTTTCCCTTTCTCATAGATGGAATCATCCTGATAAGGTTCGGGAATAAAGTTCTGCATGGCTTGCTTAGCCATTTCTCTAGCTCCCCAGTACAAAGCTGGAGGACACCATCTGAATGACTCCCATTTTGGACCCTTGAACATTGTACTATAGAATTCCTCCATAGTCATGTTGAAGTTAATTCGGTCCGAATTGAATGGAGACTCATCATAACTTTTCTGTTGGTCATGATCTCTCAGAATGAAAGTCATATATCGTGAAAGTTCATTAATCCCGTCATTTTTGGGATAAACTTGTCTGATATACACAATTGCCATTAGAAGCTGTATTCTGATAATGGGGATTCCACTAGCTGGGTCACACCCGGATAGATTTTCTCCTCTTTTCAGTTTGTCAGCTATCTCTTGTGACAAGTTTGCATATTCTTGGTCTGTTTTATACATCCACAAGGCGACTCTGATGTCGTTAATATGCAACCCGTCGAACTCTGTTTTCATATCAACCCCGCCAAAAGTTCCGTTATTTAGGATATTCTTTATGGCCAATTGAATACGATCCAGACAACCATTCAGACCCCGATTGTATCTCCACATCATTGATGGGATAAGCGGGTAATCTTTCAAATCGATACCATGAGCAATGAAGAAGCTGTGTAACCCTACATATACTCCGACCCACTCCTGGTAACTCAGACACACTTGTCGATTCATTCGAAAGGAATTAGATATTCTAATCCAAAATCCTTCGCACTCGATCCAAGTAGACCTAACCATTCCATAAGAATAATCATCAAATTTTTCCTTATGACAGGTTATCGTAATAATTGATCCGGTTTCGTTAACTCCTGTGTTAGGAGTTGCAAAAATCCATCTAGATGTATTATCAACTTT